TAGTCCGCGTGTAATTCACAGTAGCGCTTCCTTCATAAGTGAACCATGGTGGGAGATAGACTGGACGCGAGACCCAAGCGAGCTTCGGCATTCTCAGTCGCAAGCGAAATATGGTGGGAGATAGACGCGATACCTGAAAGCATTACGCCGATTGCGGCTTGCGTCATAAGCGAACCATGGTGGAGATAGACTTGCGATAACCTGCCTAACCAAACGACTACATTCTGCCACAAGTGAACCACGGTGGGAGATAGACGATGCCCAACTCGGACTGCGGCGGCAACTACCTAGGGTTGCTGTGAACTACAGTGGGAGATAGACAGGATGCGCTGATACGGTTCCTGGCAGGAAACCTCACGTGGGCGATAGACGGTCACATCGTTATCGCTAACAGCTCACAGCCAGACGTCCACGTTCGCAGTGCAACTGTAGATGTCGCTTTCATGTTCTTCCAACTGCGGCCCGCGTGCGCCTGACTGAAACCAGATACCCTCATTTGCCGCCGCCTCACTCGTTATTCGCAGCAGCACTTTGTCGCACACAGAAGTCGTTGCAGGCCTGCCCTGTCCCCACACCGTTATGAGCACTGACACGTGTCTGACAACAGCGGGGTCGCTCAGCGATTGTTCCACCTGCATATCGCTGCTTTGCACGGCAATCGCTGGCAATTGAACACCGGCACGCAGCTCACCGACTGCGATGCGACCACCAACCGCCGCGTTCACGTCAGCGTCTGCAAGCAGGAAATCTCGCACTCGCTGTTCTGCGTCGCGTATCATCGTGCACCTTTGCCGTACTTGTATTTCATCAGCTGCTTGTCCAGGATTTCGCGCGCGATGTTCGGCAACATCGGTTCCACCGCTTCAGCCGCGGCTTGGCTCGCGTGAACAGGCTTGCGAATGCCAGGATGGCGCACGAGAATTTCACGGCGAATTCCGTGGATTACGGGTCGGATGATAAACGTGTGCGGTTTCGCGCCCAGCTCGACAAGGTGGAAATACTTGACGGGCCGGTGAATCCTGGCCACGCCGAACCCTGACCACCAGGCTTTGCGGAAGTCTTTATCGGGATACACCATCACCGCTTCGTATCCGGGCCTACGCCGGAATCGCTGCGGTGTGCGAACCTTGATACTGCGTTTGAGTGCGCCCGACAGCACGGGCACGCGGGCTTTCAATTCTCTCGCAACTGCACGCCCGACCGCGCGGACAATTTTCTGAACTGTTTGCACAGCAACTTTGCTTCCCAGCGTTCGCAGTTCCGCGAGTGCTGTTGCCGCTTCAACTCGCACAATCGGACGAATCATATCTGCGTCTCGCTGACGGTCATCACGATGTACCCGTCCGCGTCAGGCGGCGGTACCGTTCCAGGATACCAAGTGCGACCGTCCTGCAGCGAGACAAATCGAACGCGGCCAGGCGGCAGCGGGATGCGTGGATCGCGAATCGTCAACTTCGCAGAAACGCCGTACATCTCCTTCGTGCCAGTCAACTGGTCGCGGACGCTGAGCGGTTCGAGCGCGCCGAAAATAACACTGACAGCGACTTGCCAATTAGGCGATGTTTCGCCGCTTGTATTCGGGCTGGCGCTCTGGTCTATTTCGAGTCGGAACGGATGTCGGAGTTTGCCGGGAAATCTAGGGCGCATCTCAGATGATTCTCGTGATGTACGGCGTCAGCAGTTGCGTTACACCGAGTGCGATTTCCTGCGTCGCTTGCACTTCAGTTGCCGAGCGATTCTCGTAGAAGTGTCCAACCAGGAGCAAGATTGCTTGCTGAACCGGATAGGGCACAACGCCCGCGTCAGGCCAACCGCATCGCATCTCGATTTTGACGGGCAGCGGCCTGGTCGGATCGGAAGGCGGCCAGAAAACCGCGCGAGCATATCCTTGAGGCATGTCGCTGCTGAACCACGGACGAACTTTGCGACTGATTAGGTACGGCGGGTTGGTGCCGAGTGCCAGCGAGTAGTCATCAGGCGGCAGCGTGGTCAGCGTTCCTGATGTGTCGAAGTATTCGACCTTGATTATTTCCGCGACAGGATAGAACGGCAGAATCAGTTGCGGTGCATCTCGCCATGTGGTCTCCCAGCGATAACGCGAGTTGACGACGACTAAACCGTGCATGTCTAGGAGCCACTTCGTCGCGGTGCGGATGAGCGATTCGAGATATGCGTCCTCGGTGTTCGTGTACACGCGGCATTGCTGACGTGCGCGTTCAACCGATACGGGCAACCAGGTGCCCTCTTCGAGCAGCGTGAACGTTCCGCCCTGCAACAGCTCGTTCAGTGCTGTTACTGTGTTCATCGCCGACCTCGTGAAGGCGGGGCCGGGCAGCCGCTAAGGGCTGCCCGGCTACGCGGGAGGAGGACGCAACCGTCTGCGGTGTGGCGAGCGGTGCGATGTGTCAAGTGAATGTGTCTCGACTTCGCGTTGCACGAGTTCAGCTTGCCCAGTCGCAATCAGGCGTTGTGCAACGCTGGCAGGCAGCGTTACCTCCTGGCCAGGCTCAGCGTAGATGCCGTGCCCGGACAGGTAAGTCGTCAGCCGCACTGTCATCGTGGTGTCAGTCATCTATTACGCGGCAGTTTTAAGGGCCACGAGCGGATGGCTGCCAGCGTCGAGTAGGCGGCTGTCATGTCGGCTGAACAGGATGAACGCCACCTGGTCGCTGACAGCATAGAGTTCAGCCGCCTGAATCAGGCGCACTTCAGCGACATCGCGGATGACGAAACGAGACCAATCGCCGAAGAGCACGACTTTCTGGTCAGCTGCGAGTTGTGGGAACCAGCGATTGACGACAACAGGATACCCGAAAAGCGTGTCGGGGAACTCGGTGTCCATCGCCCGCTGGTGCTCAATGAGATAGCGACCCGTGCTGTCTTTGAGTTTGCGAATCGCCAGCAAGGTTGATTCGTGCATCATAAAGACAGCGTTGCGGCGATAGATGGGGTCGAGCTTGTGGATCAACTCAAGCAGTTCGTCTGCCGTAATCGCATTCTGGGCAGCTGCGGTCACTGCAACATACGCGGCCGTTACAGCACCTTCGGGTTGATTGACGCCGGAGCCGATCGCGAAGTGTTCCTCAGTTCCGCGGGCCAGGCGTTCAGCGAGGATTCGCGGCAACTCTCGGTCGAGACCGACGGCGTTGTCTTCGAGCAGCTCGCTCGTGATGCGAACGGCTGTTGCGTATTTGAACGCTTGGAGAGCCTTCTGATTGAAACCGACTCCCGTGAAGGTTACATCCGCTGCTTCGCCCACGATTGTTGCTTTGCTGGCAGTGTCGTCAGCGAGCGGCCAGCGCAATTCAGCGCCTGTATCGGTGCGGATGACGCGGGCCACGCGGCGGATGTTGGAGTTCTGAATGAGAGCACGTTCCAGTTCGCCCGAAAAATCAACAGGCACAGTGTAACCGCCAGCAGTCGCCGGATTGACTTTCAGTTGACGCAGCTCAGCTGACGTGAGCAGCGAGAAACTCAATTCACGTGCATCGAGACGCACGCCGTATTGCTCACAGAGTTCGTGCTCTTCGTCGCTGATTGCCCGACCAGAACGGAACTTGATCCATGCAGCCAGGGCCTGAGTTGGCAACACACGATGGAACGGGAGTGGAGCGCCTTTCGCCACGGGCGGTTTCGGGGCAGGAGCCGCTGGCTCAAAAAGCTCTCTTTCGAGTTTTGCGAGATGTTGCTGTCGTGCAATCAACTCGCCCAGACGGTCGTATTCGCGATTGAGGTGTTCCCACTGCGCGTTCTCTTCGGCGGTGAAATCGCGGTACTCTTTCTCAACACGCTCGCAGAGATCGCGCATACGCTTAGCGATTTTCAGACGTTCCTCACGCAGTGCCTGCAGGTTCATGCGATGTCTCACACTTAGACCTTCCGCGCTACGGCGCGAATTGAACGCAAGTCTAAAGCGTGCGAAACGAACCTTACGCAGTTGTTCGCTTACTACACATCCGCAGCAGCCAGCCGCAATTTCGCTTCAGCCACTCGCAGTCGCGCAGTTACGAGCGGCGCTGGACGCGAGTGGAATTCGGGCGGCTCCATGTCGAACTGGGCGTAGTGCTTGGCCAGGTGTTCGTACACGCCCTTGCGGTCTGCCTCAGGGATGTCAACGCCGCCGCGTGCGCCCAGCAACGCCTGCATTGCCGCAATCACGCCAGCACGCGAAACGACCAACTTTCCGTCCTGGACGTCGTGGTGTGGCAGCTTGTACGCTCCGAACGTTTCAGCGTTTTCCGAGTCGTACCAGGCGAACGCACGGCGATACTTCGCCCAATCCATGTTGTCTTCGCCACCCGCCCATGCACGCACACGGGCAAGCGCTGCATCCGCGTCCCAACTGTCGCTGTCGAGCGTGGGCGTTGCTTCGTAGGGCACAACGCCGCGACGTTCAGTTTGCTGAAAAAAGACGCGACTGCGAGTGATGACGTGCTCGCGCCAGCTTGCGAGTTCCGCGGTTGTTGCTGGGAAAGCTGGAATCGCAACCGGGCCGAGTTCGACTAAGTCAACTTCGTCCAGCCAGCGAATCAGCGTCTCGCCGTCCTGTTCAAATGTCTCTTTGCGCACAAAGAACGCAATCGAACTGCCACGCACATCACCGCGTGCAATCAGGTGCAACAGGTCGGACGCGAGTTCTGTCGGCGGCATGTCAATCTCGTACCACAGGCCGCGTGCATCCTTGCCAATTCGCAGCGTGCCACTGGAACGGCGGCCAAGCAGGTTGTTCAGGTCGTGATTGAATGACGCAACGACGTCGTGGTTAGGGTCTGCGAGGATTGCGTCGAACGCTGTTGGCCGCACTCTTTCTGCTACGCCGCCCCACGCGAACTCCGTGTTGGGAGAGCCGTCATAGAAAACGGCAGCGTAACCACGGACGCGAGGTATCTCGTGGTCGTCTCGCGTGATGACCAGCTCAGCTGGCCACTCGCGTTTTTCCAAGTCACGGGCAGTATTTTTCGCAGAGTTGGCGCACGACGCGGTCGGCGAAGTAATCGGTTGGCTCTTTGTGGAATCTAATCGCTTCTGCATACGTCATCTCCTCTACCTGTTCAGCGTCGCAGTCAAGCACTTCGCAGTACGCGCGGAAGTACCTGCCCACAACGGCGTGGTTTTTCTCACGCAACACTTCAGTCGTCAGCTTCGTTCGCTTGACGAGACGTTCTGCGCACTTTTTGATTCGCCACACTGCGTGGCGGATAAGCTCCGTGGTTGCTTGGCGGATACTTTCAGGAGTGAGTGGCATCTTGGTCGTCCGACTCTTCAGCATCGGACACAGCGTCGGCAGTGTCATCGCTGGCGTCTCCGTCGTCCTGCTGCGCACCTGGTTGCTCCTGCTGTTGTGTCATTCCACTGTCAACGGGCGGAGTCAGCGTAACGTTCAGTGGCACGAAAGCCCTGTCCCCGTCGGGCAGCGGGTTCAGCGACTCTTTCGCACGCACTTCATTGCGGGTCAGGAAGCCAGCCTGGATTCCCTGCGTGTAGGCGCGGTAACGCGATTCCAGATCGGTGCGCACTAATGCCCCCCGCTCGAACTCGATGTACATGCTCTCCTGCTCGTCTTCGCTGAGCAGCTTCACCATCATTTCCTGTTCAATCGCAACGAGAATGGGGTCGAGCGATTCAGACAGATACGATGTCATTTCCGCTTCAAGCGAGGCGTAGCTGGTGCGACTCGGATCGCCGACCTTAGAACTGGGCACGTTCCCGAAGGCGGCGATGTTGCGTAGAGACGCAAGTATCGTTGCGGTCATCTCTGCTTCGCGTGAATTGATCTGAAACGTCTTGATGTCAACGCCGCCATCGAGCACAGCAACTCGATGTGCGTTCTCGGCGGTGTACATCCGCTCGAACGCTTCGCGTATCGCACGCCGCTGGTTGTCGTTCAATTGTCGCGGGTACACAAGAGCCATGCTCGGCCGTGCGTAATTCCTGAACAGCGCGCCCGAAAAGCGGCGAATTGCAATCCACGTGGCAAGGTCTTCACGCGCGACTTTCCACAGCGGCACACCTGCTAGACCGTCAGCGGTGACGATGCGAACGTGAATCATGTCATCGGCGGCAACGTCCATCACGTTCGCGCCGTCCGTCATTGGGTGTGGCGGTGATGTGTACTGGTCGAGACCGCTTGAACGGGGCAGCGTTACGCGGTAGTAGAGTGTTCCATCACTGTCGCGCTGAATCACAACGTTGGGAGCTTCAATGGGCCACAGTTCGATGGGCGTTCCGGCCCGGTTGCGGCGCACGTACACGTAACCGTTACCATGCAGCACTGCGTTCCACACCAAGGAGTTTTTGAGCGCATACGCAGTCATTTCTGGATTTGGTTTGAGTCGCAGCAGCTTCGCAACAGGGTGGCTTCTCACGAGTTCACGTGAACCGTCATCTTCGACGCGGTACAACTTGAGCGGCACTTTCGCCACGTCGCGCGCGAGCATTGAGACAACACGGTAAAAGGGCGCGACCGTCAGCGCCGACTTCGGCGTAACGCGAATGCCCGGCGCAGTGCGCGCGTCAAAAAAGTCCAGAAGTTCCAGGCCGACGAGCGGGTTGTTGTTGCTGCTCATGCGAGCGAGCTTACGACGTGCGAACGCACGAATCGCACGCAATAACATCGCAACTGCGGGTCGCTTTCGATCTGCGCGAAATGGGAGCGCAATTATGCCTCTACCTTGGGATGGCATTACCTTCTCCGGCCCCGGCATCAGCGGCAAGGTGCGACGCATTAGCGGCACGGCCGGGTCGGCTCAGCGCGTTGACGTAACGGCCTTGGCAGACGCAAAACGCGTTTACCTGCCTGGACTTCCTGAAGATGGCGAGTTGACGTTCGAGATCATCTCCCCCGGCGCCCTCTCTCCACCCAGCGCTGGCACCACTGGAACGTGCACAGTCGGCTCTGTTAGCTGGTCATGCATGATTACCGGCGTGGATGTAAACGTCAGTGTCGGTGAGGCCCCTGTCATTACTGTGAAGGTGGCGGCAGTTGAAACATCATAACAGGGGTGAGCTGCGCCGAAGGTGACGGCGCAATTCGCCAAGGTCCGCTTCGTGTGATGCCACAGCCATGACACTGCACCCTGACCCGATTGCAGTCGAATACCGCGGCAACACCGTCTGGGTACACGCCCCGACGCCACGCGACTTTTTCGAGGTGAACGTGTACCTTGCTAACGACCCGCGCACGTCCGCGGTGAGCGAGCAAGACCGCACGACGCGTCTAGGACTTCTGCTTGGGCTGCAATGTGCCCGTAAGGGCCAGGAGCGCACCAGCGAGCGGTTGTTTCCCGACCTGGCGACAGCAGAGGAATCGTGCCCGTTCGATTTAGCAACGCAGTTAGCGGTGGCAGTCGGCAAGTTTCTGCGCGGAGTTGAAGACCAAAAAAAATTCTCCGACACGACCTGATGTTGCGGTTCGTGCTGCGCCTCGCGCTCCGGCTCGGCAAGACATTAGCGGAGATAGCGGACATGAGCTGGAGCGAATTGCAACTGTGGGCAGCATATTATCAGCTCGAACCCTGGGGCGAAGAACGCAGCGACTTGCGTGCCGGCATCATTGCGAGCACAATCGCAAACGTTTACCGCGACGCATCACGTGAACCGTTCAGCCCACTTGATTTCATGCCCGACTTCGCCGAAGACCGCGGCCCGCAACCGGGTAGGTTCTACGAGCCTAAGACCGTCCAAGAGGCCGAAGCCCTTGTGCGATTTTTCCTGGGGATTAAGTAATGCCCGAAATCGGTGTACGTATCAGTGCTGACGCAATCGAGTTTATCAACGCTATCAAGCGCGTTGAGAAACAGACCGAAGACTTTCGCAAGTCGTTTGAGACGAAGATGGAAAGTGTCAGCTCGCTGGCAAAGAAAGCGCTCGGCGCATTCGTCGCGTTCCAGGGTCTCGCGGGGCTGAAGGAGTTTACCAACTCGGTGGACGCAATTATCAAAAGCTCGCGAGCGCTGGGAGAGTCTGCAGAAGCGTTCGCCAACATCGCTGGCAAAGCGAGCCTAGCAGGCGTCAGCACAGAGGCGCTGCAGACGGGACTACACCGGCTCCAGCGGGCGCTGGCTGAGGCACAGTCAGGAAGCGGTGAAGCAGCTGACGCTCTGGCGCAACTGGGTCTGAGTGCGGACGAGCTGGTCGGACTGCCGCTCGAAGAGAAGTTGAAAAAGATTGTTACCGCCATGCAATCGTTGAACCAGGAGTCACGCGAGGCTGTGGCGCACGCCCTGTTTGGTCGAGGTGGGCACGAGTTTCTCAAGTTGCGACCGCAAGACCTGGAAGGCGGGCCCGGCCTGATGTCGCGTGCGTTCGGTGCTATCGGCAAAGAAGGTCAAAACCAAATCGAGGAACTGAACAACTCGTTTGCCAAAATGGGCGGGGTTGCGAAATCCATCAGCACTCTCATCGTTGCCAGCCTGGCTCCCGCAATCAACTCTGTCGCTGCGGCAGTGGTCAACTTCACGAAGTTTCTGCTCGACAACGCTGCCACTGTGATGACACTGATTCGCACAGCGTTAGCAGTCGCAGGCGCGTTTCTCGCGTGGCGTGCGGTGATTATGGCGGTAACAGCGGCGATGGCTGTGTACCGCGCAGCGCTACTTGCCGTGGCCGCGGTGAAGGCGTTTCTGGTTGCGTTGACCGGGCCAGTCGGCATCGCGCTTGTCGCAACGGCGGTAGCTGCGTCGAGTCTCGCAGTCGCGGCTGCGTCGCAGATGGGTTTGTTCAGCGACAAAGCCCAGGAGTCTGCCGACAACGCTAAAGAGCTTGCGGTAGCAGCACGCCAAGTTGCTGATGGCGCCAAAGGTTTTGCCACCATTGCTCAGGTTGCTGTGGGCACCACGCAGGCGGCAAAGGAAGCTGCGGAGGCGGTGAAAAAACTCGACGACGAGATGAGCAAAGCCTTCGCAGAGCGGCAGAAGTCAGCGGTCCTGGCGGTCAATCTCGACGTTCCGAAATTCGCCGTTGATATCACGCAGCAGTTTGACGATGCGCATGCAAAAGCGACAGAAAAGCTCCGCCAAATCCGCGAAGCGATTGCGCAGGTTGAGGCTGAGTTTCGCCGGTTGGAGCCAGCTGGTCAGGCGGCGATGCGAGCGATGGCCGGAGCCGCAGAGCCAGACGAACAAACCAAAGCTGTCCTGAACGCATGGACTCAGGTTGGCGGTTTGCTCGCAAAACTGCGTGAACAAGAGCGACAGGCTGTCGCTGAGCTGGCTCAGTTGGAGCAGAAGCGTGCCCAGCAACTTCGCGTTGTCGCTGAGACCGAAGCGAACAAACGCATCCGCGAATTGAACGAAGAAGTTGATAAGCTCCTGGGCCACGACTGGGACAGGTTCCTATCGCAACTCCAGAAAGCAGGTGCACCGCAAGGCGCGATTGAACAACTCCAGTTCGCAAAGCAGGCGGCGGAAATCGCACAAGTAGCTAAGTCCGCCCGCGAGCTCGGTGAGGAACTCAATCGTGCGGCACTCGAAAACGAGCTACTCGCTCGCGGTTTCACACAGCAGGAAGCGAGACTGGAAATCCTGCGTCGTCAGATCGGCGAGGTGCGGCAAGGCGGTTTCCTCGACAAAGAGCGAGTTGATGCAATCAATAAAGCGTTCGCTGATGCAGCTGAAGCGGCGAGACGGCTAGGTGAAGCGACGCTATTGAAAGATGCTGCTGATGCGGTCAACCGCATGCGCGAGGCTGCGAGCGGCATTCCGCCCGCGTTTGCGGACGCGGCGCGAAATGCGGCACTGCTCGACATCGCACTGCAAAAGGGTCTGATTGGCGCGCAGGAGCACGCGCAGTTGCTGGAACAACTGTTTGCCCAGGTCGGTCAGAACATCATGCAGAACTTCTCGCAGATGCGACCCATCGTGAAGGGCAGCGTCGAAGAAGCGAGACTCTTGCTGCAACGTGAGGCGCAGGGACAGGCGCGAGACATCGCACGTGAGATATTGCCACAGTTGGCCCAGCTGGCTCGTCAGCAGCTGGAAGCGCAGCACCGCATCGCGCGCGCTGTTGAACGACAAGACGCGCCGCGAGTGGTCGGGCCGTAGGGTGAACTGTGGAAGTCAAACTGCTGAGTAGATCAGGAACTGGCTCACTCACAGGGCGAAGCGAGATTGTCGAGACGTATCTCGTTATTGCCGATAAAGACGACGGCGTTCCCGACGTAGCTGCTGCGCCTGGGATTGTTCTTGGCACGCCGCATCCCGACGCGCCGGCCCTGTTCCTAGAAGAAATCCGCCCGCGTCTGCAAGAGGTTGGCAAAGACAAAAACGTCTGGCACGTCGAACTCGTTTATCGCATGCCGGAA